CGCGCTCCGAATCAAAGCAGCTTATCCACCCGTTAAATCGGTTATGGGTCAGAAAAAAATTATCAGGCACATCAATGCAGAACACCGGCGCTTTTTCCCCGTATACGACGTAAGTTTTCACAGCAATATTCCCGCGTTTAAAAGTTTAAAGCCTGCATCGTTTGAGTACAAATTCTCGACGGTGACTTTGTTGTTGCTGTTAAAACGACATTGTTTTATTTTTTTAGAAATCAAATGAAATCGTTCCGGCATTTGATATTCGCTGATGTATATCGGCTCTTTTTTTTCAATGGCCCAATCATAAAAATCTTCATAATTGAAATCATTAAAATATTTGCTAGTGCCTTTGTACGGAATGTCGCAATAGACGACGGAATCAGGCCTTATCTTGACATCCCGATAATCTGATTTGTACATCTCAATGTTCTGAAGGCTCTGAAGGCTCTGAAGGCTCTCAAGGCTCTGAAGGCTCTTAAGTCTCTCAAGGCTCTCAAGGCGCTGAAGGCGCTGAAGGATCTCAAGGCCTTTCGGTAAACTATGTTTATTATTTTGTATCAAATAGTGCTTTAGGAATAGCATCCTGTCACACGGACTCTTCGAGTCCGTGACGGCGTTAGGAAAAACTGAATCATCTCCGAATGCGTAATCATGCATTTTCTTTTTTTCTTTTTCAACAGCCCGGCCATAGAGATAACTTTTTCCGTTGTTGCCAAAAGACCAACAAAATTTTACGAAGGGGTCCTTGTCCTTAAACCGGAAGAAATCATCACGAGAAATCCAGCGCCTTTCATTTTTAAACTTCCCGTTAATTGCGTCGATGAATAAATTAATTCCGCCGCCGTCAAGGTCATTGCACACAAAGTTATTCCACTTGCCGCTCAACATTGCGCAATGTGTGATTGCACAACCGCCGGCGAACAGATCGTAAAAATTTTCTGCCGGCGGAATCATTTCTATTATCCACGGCGCAATGAAATTTTTGCTGCCTTTGTAAGGAACTCCGTAACTAGCTCTCATCTTTCCCCCAATTTATACGTTACGTCATTGACCGTACGGGCCTCGATGTATAACGCCCCCAGCCCTTCGACTATCATCCGCCAAGCCTTCTGGTCCTTGTCAAGGACGGCGTCGCCCGTCTTCACCTCGATACAGAGCAGACGGCCTTTAGGACCGATCACCCCGAGGATGTCTGGCTGCCCCTTCTGGCCGCAACGTACAACGTTGTGCGTCGCTATGGACAGGAACGCTCCCGTCGGATTGTTCCATACCTTCAGGTCCCTGCGGCTTCCCAGCGCAAGCAGAATCTCATTCTTCAGGCGCATGTGCGCCTCGCCCTTATATCTCATGGCTTTCTTCTCCAACTGATTTTGACATTTCCATTCTGGCAAACGAATCGAGCTTAGGCGGCATCAGATAAAACGCTCCGCCGCGCCTGTGAACGCTAGTTATTTTGTGCTTATTTAAAAGCGTGCCTATCCGGGTGGCCGACGAACGAGTAGGCACGCGGCCCGGGAATATCTCGCCGAAAATCTCCGGCGTAGTAAGATAGCGCCAATCATCTTTTTCAGTGCTGTCCCAGTCATAGGCCGGGAGGATGGCATTCCATATCTCGTCAACTTCGGATACCGATTCGTTCTTCTTTTGCAACAAACTATTTTCTTCCCTCGTCAGATAAGTTTGTTCTCCTTTTTCCATCAGCGTCTTGACTTGCGCCCACACTTGCTGCATGTCCATATCATTATGTTCGTAATTCATTTCGGCGACGCGGATGGTCCAGAAGCGTCGGTTCTCGTCCTCCTTCAAAAAATAGTCCTTGTCCACGGAGCCCGCGAAAACGGTGCGGCGCGGATATTCCGAATAGCCCCGCGCATAAGGGAGGCGCAGCCTGTCCGATGAATTTGTTATGAATGCCTTAAGCCCGTCGATGTTCTTCGAGATCGTGGCGCCTATTTCTCCGAGCTCCACTATCCAGCGTGACAGACAAATGAAAGTGCTGTCACGGTTCGTCGGGTCCAGATGTTGACCAGTCATTATATAATTCATGCTCAACGCTTCAGGAAGCAAATTTTTTATCCACGTAGTCTTGCCCGATCCCTGCGGGCCCTGGAACAACAGGATGCCGTGCGTCGCGTTGGGTATCTCCTTGTAAATGCACGACACCGCACAAACTAACCAGCGACGCACCAGCGCCTTCCAGAGCCTCGGATCATCCTGACTTTTTATGGTCGCGTAAAGGGCAGGAAGCCTGTCGGTGCCGTCCCATCGTTTCGAATCAATCCAGTCCTTCACCGGGTTGACCTGCCTCTGATCCGACAGGCCCCTGATGTATAGCGACAGGTCGCTCTTCGGAAAACCGTTGCGTGCGGACAAACTATTTAAATGCGACAGCACTACGTCCTCGTCCTTCTTCCCGCCGGGAAGCACCACTCCGGGGATGCGCACGATGGATGACTTTTGGATGACGTCGTATGTGACGTCTATGCCGTAGTGCTTCAGCATTGCGGACAAATTTTCCATTGTGTTCAGTGGCTTCCTTTCCCTGCCAGATGTTTCCGCCCAGTCGTCGGGCAGCATTGACGGCACGTCCAGATAGCTCTTGATGCCTTGTTCCGTGGCTTGCGCGGCCTCCTGCTTCACCGGCTCTATCGCAGATAAAATAAATGATTCCAGTTTCCTAGCGTCCCATCCGTCGGAGGTCACGGCGTCGCCGAAATCCCAGCCCTCCGGCTTGTCGCCCGGAAGCCTCACAATCGCGGAGCCTGGAAGCATGCCCTGTATGTAGCGGGCCGCGTCCATTCCGCTTGCGTCGTTGTCGGGGCACACGTAGACGCGCGAACCCGAACGCTGAAGAGGCCCATAGTCCATGTACTTAACGGACTTGTCGCCGCCGACGATTGAGACAACGTTATACGTAGGCAGCGCCGCCGCCACGTCGTCGCTCTTCTTTTCGCCTAGCAGCACGAGCGTAGGCTTCACCGGCATCAATTTATCTATGCGGTAAAACGGGCGCTTCCCGGAATATTCGCAGGTCACCCACTCGATTTCTCCGGTGACGCGGTGCGTGCGCTGCTCGACATGCATCGGTATTTTCGCGCCCTGCTGATTTCTCCAGCGCACTATGGCGCCTTCCAGCTTTCCGTTTTCGTCCCGCAAAACGGCGACGTGTTCGGGGTGCACGTCGATATGATTACCGGTGCGTCCGTTGACTATTGATACTTTGTCTGTGGTGAGGCGGTCAAGCAATGCCCCATCCTGCAATGGGAGGCGAAGCCATTCCGTTTTCGTCACGTCCTTCGGAGGCGAGGCATTTCCATTAGCGTACAAAGTAATGTCTTCCATCGCCTCCTTGAACGACTTGTTTGCGAGCCTCATGTACAAAGTGACGCCGTCGCCCGCGCCGCCTCGCCCGTCGTTGCCACCGCACTGGTTGCAGTACCAAGTGCCGCGGCCTTCGAGGTCGTCGAACCGGAAGCGGTCCGTGCCCCCGCACATCGGACAAGGGACATGACGGCCGCGGTCCTTCGCGAGGTCGTTACCTGTCTTGTACAAAATAAAGTCAGCCCACTTTCCACGCATCATATCAAGATCTTTCAGCATATTTGCGCCTCCGCGCGTCGTAATATCTTTGCGCCCAGCCGGGCTTGTAGCCCTTCGCGGCGCCGAATTTCTTCAGGTCCTCGAGCGTCCGGAATTTCCGGACCTGATCCCTGAATTTTACTTTATCTGTTATTTCCACGAGCTCGCCCGCTTCCGTGGTAACGTTACGGATGTTAGCGCCTTCGCGTTCCGCCGCGTACGAGTGCCCGCAAACCGGGCATCTGGCGGCAGGACGGTGCACGGCGAAGCATTCGGGACATACTTGTATGCGGGGCGCCGCGGATTTCTTCCTGTCCGTGCCGTCGAGCGACCATTCGCGCGGGTCGTCGGGCAATCCGTGCCGAAGCGCGTTTCCGGCCAAATCCAGAACCACGGCGCACGCCTTCCCATCGCGCGGGCGCAGGCAGCGGCCCCAGCGCTGGAGGGCCATGGCGAGGCTCTTTGTTGGCGACAGGTCAACGATGCAGTCGACGGTGACGTCCGAGCCCGATACGGAGGCGAGGTCGAAGCCCTCGGAAACGATGCCCACGTTAGTAAGCGCAAGCGTCCTTCCCTGCGCATAACGTTGTAAAATAGCATCCCTGTCCTGCGTCGGCATCTGTCCGTCAATGTGCTCCGCCGGAATTCCGGCGGCGTTGAACGCCTCCGCCGTCGCAATGCTGTTCGCCACGCCGGAACAAAAGATCACGGAGCGCATCCCAGCCGCGTGGCGCCTCCATTCCGCCACGGCATCGCCGTATATTTTAGCTCGGCCCGTGCGCTTGGAAAGCTCGCTGGCCACGTAATCGCCTCCGCTCCCGGTGCGCAGCCCGGCAACGTCTATGCGCGACTGCGGCGCTGAGAATATGCGGTATCCGCTCAGATATCCACCCGCCATCAGCTCGGCAGGCGACGGACCTAGCAACAGGTCGTCCGCGAAGCCGCCGAAGCCTTTGCCGAGGCCGCGCCCGTCGAGCCGCTGGGGCGTGGCGGTGACCCCGAGGCACAGGGCGCGCCCGTCGATGATCCGCCCCCACTGGGATTGCTCGGTCACGTGGTGGACCTCGTCGAATATCATCAGCAGGCGTCCGCCGCCGTTACACACAAGTTTGTCCACTACATCTTTCCGCCGCGCGAGCGTCTGGACGCTGCCCACCGCGACGCGCGTCCGCGACAAGTTTGGATAATGACCCGGTCGTATTATTTCGTGCGCGATACCGAATTTCAAAAAAGTCGCCGAGATCTGCCGCACGAGTTCGCGCCGGTGGACCACTGCGAGGACGCTCCATCCGTTGCCCAAGCTCTCAAGCGCGATGGCCGAGAACATCACTGTCTTCCCGGATCCCGTCGGAGCCACGAGAACCGGAAACCTGTGGCCGGAGGCGAACGAATCGTGCAGCGACTGCACACAACGTTGTTGGTAATCCCTGAGTTTGATCATCAGGGCATCAGGTCCTCGAACGTCACGGCCCCGCGCGATAGCAGGACGATCTTTTTCATTACGCGCGGGCTCGGCGTCTCGATGCGACGTTCGTACAAACTAATGGTGGCGGCGCACACGCCGAGGGACCGGGCCACGTCGCAGGCGTGCAGGTTGTGCGAGATCCGCCATCTACGCAATGGCGAACTGTCGGCGCCTTCCTTGATACAATAGAGCTTGAAATTTTTTTTCATTTGCCTTTCCTTTTTTGGACGCGAGAAAAGATAAGTTATTTTTTTATTTAATGTAAAAAAGTAAGCTAAAAGTTTGTGCGTGACTCAGATGTTCATATTTGTAATGTTTGCTTATTTTGTAATTATATGATTCCCCGGAACGCCCGGAACGCCCGTAAATGTTGGTTCCAGCAAGATATTTACAAAGATATTTACTTTTCACGGTAAAAAAAACACATTTTTTTGTTTTTCGTTCATATTTGTAATGTTTGCTTATTTTACGTTTACATACAAACGTTGTCAACATAAATAAAACTTCCTTAAAAAATATATAAACTTACTACAAACTCGCAAAACACACTTAATAAACTTATTTTTCAAAAGATTTTTACTTTTGAACAAAGATTTTTACTGCTCGCTGCAGATGCGCCTTACTGCCGTATAAAAAATATCCGTCGTGTGATACCTCTAAAAGGTATCACAGAGGTATCACCGCCCGCAATCCATTATTTTATAAGGCCCCGTGACACCTATACAGATGGGCACTAAAAAGGTGTCACGCCTCTAGCCCTACTGCCATAAGGCCCCGTGACACCTTCTCCATGTTTACTTATCTTTTTTAAAAAAAATATTGAATATACCGATCGGTATAGTCGTATGGGGGTATGCCTGTATTATTTTTAAAATGGCCCGAAAACGCCCAAGGTGTCACGCGACCTTATAAAATAAAGGCTAGAGGCGTGACACCTTTGGTGATACCTTTTGAAGGTGTCACGACCTGAAGCGGCAGTAGGGCTATATCGGGTGATACCTTTTTTGGCCTTCTCGAAAGGTGTCACAGCCTTACTCCCATATAGAAAAGCGAATTACATACAAACTTTTTGAAATTTTTGAAAAAAATTTGACAAAAAACCGATCTTTGTATATATTTCCGCGCCCTTGTTTTTGATGATGTTTTTTTTGGGTTAATTTGTACTGCACGGCATCATTTTTTTTGTTATTTTGTACGCATGCGGATAAACGGCAAAATGCGCGTGTTCATCGACGAGTACCTTTCTAAGGCGACCCTCAAGGAAGCGTGCGCAGCCGCAGACGTGAAAAAGAATACAGCTTCTTCGTGGCTGAAGCGCCCCGAAGTCAAGGCCGAGCTGGACCGCCGCCGCGCAGTGCTCGAACAGCACACGAATGTGAAGCCTGAAATGATCATGGACGAGCTCGCAAGAATAGCTTTCGGCGACCTGCGAAAGGTAGCCTCGTGGAAGTCGAATAAATTAACTGTAACTGATTCGGACAAATTGACAACCGATGACGCGGCCATGATTTCCGAAATTTCAGAGGACGCGAACGGGTCGATAAAATTAAAAAGGAACGACAAGCTCAAAGCTCTTGAATTGCTTGGCAAACAGCTCGGTATGTTCAAGACGATAGCCGTCCTCGAGGGCGGCGAAAAGCCCATCAAAGTCGTTGACGTGGCTTATCTCTCTGACGATGATTTGCAAAGGATGCTGGCTGATGCAGACAACGTTGTCAAAAAGGATTAGCGCGGAACTGGCTAGGCGCGAATTGGCGCGTAGGCACTTCGTCAACTTCGTGCCCTACGTATATCAGGGCTCCTATCTCATGGGTTGGTTTCATCGTTTACTTTGTAATAAATTGGAACGTTTTTATCTCGACGTGAAGGCCGGTAAATGCCCGCGCCTCATCATCACAGCGCCGCCGCGATCGGGAAAGTCGGAGCTGTTCTCGCGGCTCTTCCCCGCTTTTTGCCTGGGAAGGGACCCCGATTTCAATTTCATCGCTTGTTCCTTTTCGCCCGATCTTGCGCAACGGATGAACCGCGACGTACAACGTAACATTGATTCCGCTCCGTACAAAATATTGTTTCCGGAAACGTCGCTAAACGGGAAGCGCGTCGTGGCCGATGCCAAGGGCGCTTACGTCCGTAATACAAAGGAATTCGAGATCGTTGCGCACAAAGGATCATATCGTGCCGCTGGCGTGGGCTCTCCCATCAACGGGATGGGAGCGGACATCCTGCTGATCGACGACCCTTTCAAGGACAGGGCGACAGCTGAAAGCGACGTGCTGCGAAACAAAGTGCATGACTGGTTCACAAGCACGGCTATGCCGCGTTTGTCTCCAGTGGGAGGAATAATAATAGGGAACACGCGCTGGCACGTCGATGATCTTAGCGGAAGGCTCTTGACTAAGATGAGCGAGGGCGGCGAGCATTACGACGTGATAAATTTCCCGGCCATCGCTGAAGAGGATGAGTACGACGGTACAACGTTGTTGCGAATGGCAGGGGAAGCGCTGCACCCAGAACGCTATCCTCTTTCGCGCCTTCGCGTGATAGAAAAAGCAATAGGTGACAGGGATTGGAATAGTCTGTACCAGCAGAAGCCGACGGCTCCGGGCGGAAACCTTTTCAAGGGCGATTGGTTCAGATTTTACAAACTCGAAGACATGCCTACGGATTTCGAGGACGTCATTTTATCATGGGATCTTACTTTCAAAAGTTCTCCGACGTCCGACTTCGTCGCGGGCGAGGCGTGGGGTAAGAAAAATGGTTGCTTTTATCTCTTGGATTTGGTCAATGAAAAATGTAGCTTTACTGAGTCGCTCGACCTGTTCGCCTTACTTTGTAGCAAGTTCCCGAATGCATTCACTAAACTCATCGAAGACAAGGCGAACGGATCGGCGGCAATTGATCTGCTCGGCAAGAAAGGATTTTCCGGTATCATTCCGGTAAATCCAGTGGGCTCAAAGGAAATAAGGGCTAACCGGATAACTCCTTTTTTCAAGGCCGGGAATGTGTTCTTCCCTGATCCTATTTGGAAGCCTTGGGTGAGTAAGTTTGTTCGTCAGATTACTTTGTTCCCTAACTCCAAGGAACACGACGACATGGTGGATTCGATGACGCAGGCCTTGGACCATCTGGGGAAAAATTCTGTTTTAAACTGGAAAGGCATATATGGATAACGTACAAATTAACGACGGCGCTTATGAGAACGCAGTCATCGGCGTCGGAAGTGCGATGCACGACAAGACCGAATACAACAGGGTCGGCGTCAACCTGTTCCTTTCTTTCGATGAGATCGGACGCATCTATTCGCAGGATGGAATAGGCGCACGCATCGTCAAGGCCGTGTCCGATTCGGCGCTTTCGTATGGCTGGGAATTCGACGGCGACGACGATTACAGAAAGCACGCTTTGTTCGATTCGTTTGTGAGCAAGAACAAGATGCTCGAAATTTCACGCGACGCGAGACGCACTGGCGGGGCCTTAGTTTATATGCAGATAGCCGACGGAATCGCCGACATTTCGCAGCCAGCAGGGAACGGCCCGGTCGCGGGCGTCACGGTCTATTCCGCCGGAGTGGTCAACGACATTCATTTCGGTATCGACGGCATCACGCCCGAGCAATATGTTGTGCGCAATTTCGCCGGAACGCAGATAACGTTGCACGCTAGCCGCTGCGTCGTGGTGCACGGCGAAAAATTGCCCGACGAGATCAGCGCCACTGCGAACAAAGTAAGGCAGTTCTTCGGCATCGGAATCTACGATTCGATGTTCAGGATGCTGTCCAATTACGGCATCTCGATAACCGAGCTCTGCAACCTTCTTGCGGAATCCAACATAACGGTCACGAGCATCAAGGGGCTGATGACTCTTCTGTCACAGAATCCTAAAGGGGCGCTAGACATCCTGACCGCGCGTTTCACCGCCGGGAAGCTGTCCAAGTCGATTTTAAAGACCGTCGTGCAGGACGCCGACGACAGCACTACAATAAAAAGCCCGTCGTTCGCAGGTCTATCCGACATTGTAAAAAGCATCATGATGGCGCTTTCCGCATCGTGCGGCCTTTCAATGAGCAAGATCTTCGGCGAGGCGGCCAGCGGCCTTTCCGCGACGGGGGAAGGCGACAGGCGCAACGATAACGACGTTGTGCGCATGTGGCAGGAGCTTGTACTCAATGACGCCATACGTGACATTTACGCACAAATTGCGCTTCGTAATCTGAAATCTTCCGAGCCCGTGACGGTTACGTTCGCGCCCATCGATTCGCCAACTTTGTCGGAGCTCTCTGACATAAGGCTCAAGCAGGTTCAGACGTTGCGGCAGCTGTGGGAAATGGAGGTCGTCACGTCGGATGAAATAAGGGGAATGATTTCCGGTGGATTCCCGAACGACATCAACATAGGTACAAAGTAATGCTACTCGAATTCGCGCGGATGCAGCGTGTCGGCAAGGGCAAGGGACGCAAGGGACGCACGGCGCGGCGCGGTATCGGCGGCGGTTTCCCCTCCACGGCTGAAAAGGACTACGCTGATCTTATCCGGTCTATCATCTCCGCGGCGACGGAAGCGCCGGTGAAGAAGCTCGAGGCCTCGGCACAAAGTAATGCGCGTTTCACGGACGGCGTGGGCGACGACATCGAGGCCGCCGATGCCGTCCTTGACAACACCATAGAGGACATACTTAAAAAGAATTACGAACAAATTCAGGCGGCGGCGCAGCTCGTAGAGTACAGTTCCCAGCGTTATTTTTCGAGGACCGCCGCGTCCGTGATAGGGTCGGCCTTCAATTCATCGGCCCCGAATTCGGACAAGATAATAGCCTCGTGGAAAAAGGAGAATTTATCCTTAATAAAATCGGCGTCGCGCGATCAGGTCAAGAGCATCGGGCGCATCGTTTCCGACGGGGTGCGCGACGGGAAGACATACCGGAGCATACAAAAATCAATCCGGGAAACGGTTGACGGGATGACCCGCAGCAAGGCGGAGCTCATCGCCCGCGACCAGATAGGCGACCTGAACGCGGCCCTGAACAAGGACAGGCAGACCAGCGCCGGAATTAGTTTGTACTGGTGGCGCGGCACCGACGACGGGCGCGAAAGGGCGAGTCACGAGGAGATGAACGGCAAGCTCTGCCGATGGGACGACGCGGACGTGTACAGCGACGACGGCGGGAAATCGTGGACGGAGCGCACCGCGTCTATGCCGCACGCGCACCCGGGCGAGGAGATAAATTGCCGCTGTTACGCCGAAGCGGCCATCGAAGCTATGCTCGACATGGAAGGCTGAAAAAATATTAAATAATTTGTACATTACGCACGAATTTGTATTATATTTTGATACAAATGAAATTCAACGACTATGTAGAATTATCGGTGGATTTAAACACTACCCCGATGAAAAAGACCGAAGAGGGCTTTCTCACGGGCACTTGTTGCGTCACGTGCGCCGGGGTCTACTTGTATCTGGGAAGAGAAATAATGCAGCCCGCAGGTACGTACAACGTTCTGCGACCCGTCGAGGCCATACGGCAGGCGGCTCCGCAGCTTGCGAACAAAGTAATAACGCGTCTGCATCCTCATGAATTAGTGACGGCTGACAATGCGAACAAGCTTTCAGTAGGATTCACGGGTTCTACGGTGACGGAATCGGACGGGAATTGCTTCGTTGACGTGACGATCACGGACAAGGCGGTAATCGAAGACGTGCTGAACAAAAAGCTGGTCGCGTTTTCCTGCGGATATGAAGCGGACATTGAAAAACAATCAGGCGTTTGGCACGGAACTGATTACGACTTTGTACAAAATAATTTTGACTACAACCACATCGCCTTGGTCCCTAAGGGCCGCGCCGGTGACGGCGTGCGCATCCCTTTGCAGGACGGGGCATCACCGAAAGGAAACACACAAATGAAAAAAGTATTTACGGACAACGGCATCATCCTCGAAATGGAAGATGCCGCCGCCGATGCCTTCGCAGGCTTGCAGAAGCAGGTGAAGGAATTGGGCGAAAAGATCAAGGCCAATGATGCCGCGATCAGCAAGGCGGAGGGGGAGCGCGATGCCGCGAAGGCCGAAGTAGCTTCCGTTACAGCCAAATTAAATGATGCCGCCGCCATCGAAAAGGCCGTCGCCGAGCGCGTCGCCCTGATGGACAAGGCCCGCCTTTTCGGCGTGGATACGGCCAAGACGGAATTCAAGGCGCTCAAGGCCGAATGCATCCGCAAGGCCTTCGGCGATGCCGCTCCGAAAATGGACGGAAAGAGCGAAGACTATGTCAATGCGTTTTTCGACAGCGCTTGCATGACCGTCGAAAAACAGAAAATCGAGGACGCGAAGGCCGCTGAAACAAAGCAGCCCTGCGCACAAACATATACGATTTCCATCGCGGACGCAAAAGCTAAATGTTTTGCCGACGGATGCGGCATCACCAAGAAGGAGAAATAAACAATGGCTCTCAATTACGAAAACGTAGGTCTCACCGAGATCATCCCCGGGCTCAAGAAATCCGGGGGAGTCGATGAGAGCATCGAGCTTGAAAGCGCGATCACCGACCGCGTGGGCGGACAGCCTCTGTTCGCCGCGCTCGGCAATGAAAACAAGGCCTCCACGGGGAGCGCCGTTTCGGCCGCAGTGAAACGCAAGGTGTCCATTACTTTGTCCGGAACCAACACTTCCGCGACGAGCCTCACGTTCACGGGCGGCACGGACACCACTTCCGTCACCATCGCAGCCGGAGACACGGCTTCTGAAGTCGCGGCCAAAGTAGTTGCCGCCGTCAACGCCGATTCCGGCGCACTCGTAACGGCGTCCAATGATGGCCCTGTTATGTTGTTCGAATTCGACGCCGCAGGCGCGGCGGCGAACGCGAGCACCGTTTCCGTCGCCGTCACCGATGATACTCTTTCCGCGGGCACCGCCGTCAACGTCACGCTCGGCGCAGATGCCGTCACGCGTTCGTTCATCGGCATCCTCGCGCACGACACTTTCAAGGGCACCGCTGAAATCGGCGACTGTCTCAGTTACCGTCGGCACGGCCTCATCGCCGTCACCGTAGTCGATGCCGTCAAGGCGTGGGAACCAGCGTATCTTGACTCTTCGGACAAATTAACGGCTACCTCGTCCGGCAACACTGCCGTGGACGGCGTGTTCCGTTCCAACGCAGAAGCTGGCGGAACCGCCTGGCTCGAACTTAAATAAGGAGCATACAATGTCTGTAATTTCTTTTCATGATGCCGCGGCATCGCGGGACGTGTCCAATCTCTTCGAGGAAATCGAAAAGACTTTGTACACAATGCCTTTTGCAACGAAGAAGAGCGACGCGCTCGTTCCAAAAGGCCCTCCGCTTCCTCGTGGCGTGGTAACTTATACGTATCCGAAGGCCACCGGCGTAGGAATGGCGGCCATCATGGACGACCATTCCGACAATATTCCTTCCGTCGACGAGGCAATCGAAGAGGTCACCGTAAAAGTGCACTCTATGCTCATTCACTACGGCTATTCAGTGAGTGATCTTGAGGCCGCGCAGTATGCGGCTATCAATCTTGACGCCACGAAGGCGATGATTGCGCGCGAAGCAATTGACAAGAGCATTGATCACTTCCGCATCGTCGGAAAGGATGGGAAAAACGGGCTCATCAACAACGAAAACATCACGGTGACGACGTCTGAAAAGAAGATCACCGCGATGACTACGTTTGATGAGGTATCCGCTCTCTTCCGAGACGTTGTACTGAATGGTGTGAACAAAGTAAACAAGGACACCGTCAAGGTGGACACTGTTGTCTTTCCTCGCTCCGTGATGAGCATGCTCACGACGAAGACATATTCGCAGACTGATTCCGAGACTTGGTTGAACAAACTCAAGGGTATGTTCACGGACATAACGACTTGGGATTTTCTCGAGGAGTTGGAGACTGCGGGCGTGGGTAATACCCGCCGTATGATCGTTTATGCTAAAAATCCTCTTTACGGTCGTTCGCGTCCTCAAATTCCCTTTGAGACGCAGCCGACGCAATACTACAAATACAAATACGAAACGTATTGCCGCGGAACCTCCGGCGGTTTTGACGTTGTCCGTCCAACTGCATTCATGTATGTAGACAACGTTTAGGAATCCCTCCTCAAAAAACAAGGGCCGCCGTATCTTGTATATTATGTGCGGCGGCCCTTCGTTTTTTTGAACAAATTTATACTACTTTTTTTTGAGGTTGAAAAATGAAGATTGCAAAGAACAGCAGGCTTTCCGCCGTGATCGCCGGGAACGTCGTTATGTATCCTGGCACGAACATCGTATCTGATTCGTTCGGCAAGGAAGCCGAACTGCTCATCAATTGCGGCGTGATCGAGATTTTCGAGCACGCGGACAAGCTGCCGGATTACAAACAAATTCAGCTCATCCAAGATTGCAACAGCGTTAATGTAGCGAAAAAACTTTCCGGTCTGTTGAGCGCGAAAATGAAAGTGAAGATCAAGGAACGCATTTCGGCGCTCGAAAATTTCGTAGAGCGCGTGGAGAAATCGAAGGATGACGGCGCTAAGCACGTTTAATTTGTTCGCAGCGGTGAAGGGCTTGTCCGAAGAGGATAAAGCCCTGTTCATCGAGGCGGCGGAACCCGGCGTTTCGGAATCCTATTTCGGCTCTGATTATCAGCAGGCACTAGGCTTGCTCGCCTGTCACATCGCCGTGATGGCGCAGCGTGACGGAGGAGAGGTCGGAGCTCTCACGGGAAAGCGCGAAGGCGACATGTCCGTCAGCTATTCCGGGGCCTCTCTTTTGACGGACGATTACGGACAAACGGCGCCTGGGATGATGCTACGGCGGCTCATCCTGAAGCATCATATGGGAGAAATCGTCGCATGACCCCGAAGGAAAAATTCGAGGCTATGGCGCGTGTCGCTAAATCGTTGGCGCGACGGAAGATCCTCGTCGGATGGGTGCAGGTCAAGGAAGAGCCTGGTTCCGGGATCAGCATGGGAAAGCTGGCGAGAATACTTTGTACCGGATGGGAGGCGGGCACCAGCAAGGACGGGCGTTCATATCCGAGGCTTCCGGCGCGTAACTTCATGAAGGTCACGCGCGCTTTTTACGGCAAGGACACGGACAAAGTATGCCGCCGAATCATCGGTAAAATAGTGCTCGGAAAGATGGACGAGGCGCAAGGCTTGTCATGGATGGCCGAGTACTGGAAAGGAAAGATGCAAGATGCGATGGGAAAAAGCTCGGAATACGAGCCTCTTTCTCCGGCCACCATCAAGGCGCGTAAAAGCGCGCACAGGAGCGTCCCTGCAATGTTTTTGAGCAAGCCGCTGATCGACTCGGGAACATTGAGGAACTCGATCACTTACGAGGTTAAATAATTTGTCAACGTTGTTCAACAGATATTTCACCGTGTGCGATTTCACGGGCGAAGGCTTCGGGGCTGACGGCGAGAAGACGGGCGGCGTTGCGTCCGTAAGGACCGTGCGCGGAACGATCCAGTCGATCACGTCAAGAGACGCGTTGATGCTCGACTCGGGCGCCCGCAACACCGGAAGCATCAAGGTCTATTCGTCGTCACGGCTCAATTACAGACAACGTGGAAAGATAGGCGCCCGTTCATTTGTACTTCATCTGGGCTCGGTATATGAGATAATCGACTGTTTCCATTTTGACAACAAACTAATTTCTCACGAAAAGTATCAGGCATCGCTTGTTCCTACGGCCCAGATCCCGGCGGCGGTGAAGGCGGCGCTTTTATGACGCAACGGCAGATACTTGACGCGTTTTGTACGTATTTCAATGCTCTTGATCTTGGCGTGCCGTCGTTGGTGACCCCTCTTTCCGAGGCCGCGCCGGATGGCGAATATCTGGCGTTCCGGTTCGGTGACGCTTCACGCATCGGCTTCGCGCCCGAACGCGGAGGCCCGGGGAACGACAATATAATTTTCCATTGGACAGGATCCATTCGGATGACCGAGGTGGAGGGCACGGGGGAAACAATCCGGCGGGTCCATAACCTGTTGCATACAACTGAATTCACTAGGTTTTCTTCCGAAAACGGGTTCAGCGTTCACGACGTATCCGACATAACGGACAACGTTGTCAATGACGGCGATTTCTGGATAGAGCAGAAGTTTGCGGTATTGTCCGTGAACTGGTACGATTCCGAGCCTAACAACGTTGTGACTATCAAAAAAATTGGTGGAGAATATACCACTGATGATGACGGAAAAAAATGTATATTTGAAGTTGGAACAAACTAAGGAGACAAACTAATGTCCACCATTTCTGAAGATATCGTAAAAATCTCAATGGCCGATGCCGGGGCCGGTGTTTCTGTCACCGACCAAAAGAAAATCATCATGCTGGCCGGGGGAACCAAGCCAGAATCTTACGGTTCCGCCGTGACCAAGGACTACTCCGATTACGCCGAAGTGGGCACGGACTGGGGAATCACCAGCAAGATTTATTATCTCGCCAAGTCCGGCTTTTCCCAGAGCCAGTATCCGAGCACCGTCACTATCGCATCATATGGCGCGACGCTCAACGCTA